TATAGACTACTGTAAAAGACAGTTAGGTGCTCCTGTGCTAGAAATTAATGTTGCAGATGAGCAGATAGAAGATATTGTAGATGATGCTGTTCAGTTCTTTCAAGAAAGGCATTTTGATGGAGTATATCAGTCATATAGAAAATATAAGATAACTCAAGCAGATATTGATAGAGGAAAGGCAACTGGTGGGGCAGGTATAACAACTACTACAGTAGATACAACAGTTGGAGTTACTACTCAATTCAGTTATACTGAGAATAGTAATTATCTTCCTATTCCAGCAGAAGTTATAGGAGTTACTAAGATATTTCATTTTGATGGAAGTAATACTATCACTAACAATATGTTTAGTGTGAAGTATCAGTTATTCTTAAATGACATTTATTATTGGGGTGCTACTGAACTTCTTTCATATGCAATGGTAAAGACATATCTAGAAGATATTAATTTCTTATTAACTACAGAGAAACAGATTAGATTTAATAAGAGACAAGATAGATTATATTTGGATATAGATTGGGATAGTGTAAGTGTGGGAGATTATTTGGTTATAGATTGTTTTACATTATTAGATCCATCAACTTATCCTAGAGTATGGAATGATTCATTCTTAAAACCATATGCTACTGCTCTTATTAAGAGGCAGTGGGGGCAAAATATGTCTAAATTCCAAGGAGTTAAATTGCCTGGTGGAATAGAATTGAATGGTATAGAAATGTATGAACAAGCAGAAAAGGAATTAGAAAGAATTAGAGAGATGATGTCTAATACTTATGAAATACCACCTCTTGATATGATAGGCTAATGGCATTAAATCCTTATTTCCTGCAAGGGTCTTCTACAGAACAGAATCTAGTCCAGAGCTTAATCAATGAACAGATTAAGATGTATGGGGTGGATGTCTATTATATTCCTAGAAGATATATTACTAAGACTACTGTAATACAGGAAGTCATTGAATCTAAATTTGAAGAAGCAATTCCACTAGAGGCATATGTAGATACCTTTGATGGATATGAGGGACAAGGTTCTCTTCTATCAAAGTTTGGTGTTCAGGCACTTGATGATTTATCTCTTATTATATCAAGAGATAGATTTGAAAATTATATCACGCCACTTATTAAGAATATACCAAACATAGAATTAGCAACCAGACCAAAGGAAGGAGACTTAATATACTTTCCATTAGGAGATAGGTTATTTGAAATTAAGTTTGTAGAACATGAGAAACCCTTCTATCAGTTAAAGAAGAATTACGTTTATGAACTCAGATGTGAGCTTTACAGATATGAGGATTCTGTTGTTGATACAGGAGTGGGTGATATTGATGATAACCTAGAAGAAGTAGGTTACATTGAGACTCTTACTTTAGTATCTTCAGGAACCACAGCAGTTCTTGCCACAGGACTAGTTGATGGTGCAGTTTCCTTTATTACTATTTCCAACAGAGGAGAAGATTATACAAGTCTTCCTAGAGTTGCTATTTCATCTGCTCCATCTGGAGGAGTAACTGCTGTTGGTATTGCTTCTATGATAGATGACATAGTTGATTATGATGGAGTTAAGTCATCTAAGATACAACGTATTGATATTATTAATCCAGGTTCTGGATACACTGTTGCTCCAGATATAGTGGTAGTAGGTGGTGGTGGAGCAGGTTTTGCTGCTACTGCTACTATCAGTGATGGATCTATTGGAATAGTCACAATTACCTCAGGAGGTACTGGATACTCCACAGTTCCAACAATCACCTTTACAGGAGCACCTGGCACTGGTACAACAGCAACTGCAGTTGCATATGTAGGTAGTGGTAATACAGTAGGTATTGTTACTCAAATTGGTATTACCAACGCTGGTGCTGGATATACTGTTGCTCCTACTGCTACAATCACCACTCCTTACATGTCTGGTCAAGGTAACTACATCTTTAATGAAGTGGTTACTGGATCTGTTAGTGAGAGTACAGGAAGAGTTAAATCATGGGATGCTTCCACTATGGAACTTAATGTTTCTATTACTACAGGAGCATTCACTCATGGAGAAGTTATTACTGGAGAAACATCTGGAGCCACTTATGAATATCAGATAATGTCAGGCACTAATGTAGATGATGGATTTGCAGAAAATACTCCTATACAAAGTGCTGGTGATGATATTATTGATTTCACAGAAACTAATCCATTTGGAATGCCCTAAATAATACACTAGGATTGTAACAATGTTTGAATATTTTTATCACGAAATAATGAGGAGGACCATTATATCCTTTGGTTCTATCTTTAATAATATTAATATTAATCATACTAATGATGATGATTCAGTTGTTAGTACGACTAAGGTTCCTCTTGCTTATGGTCCTACTCAGAAGTTTTTAGCAAGACTGGAGCAAGTACCTGATCTAAACAGACCAGTTCAGATTACATTACCTAGAATGTCTTTTGAATTGAATGGTCTTAGTTATGATCCTTCTAGAAAATCTACAACTACACAAACATTTTTAAAAGGTGTAAAAGGTGATAAGAAGACTATAGCAAAAACATATCTACCTGTACCATATAATCTTGATTTTGAACTTAGTATCTTTACTAAGTTGAATGATGATATGCTCCAAATAGTAGAGCAAATCCTCCCATACTTTCAACCTGCTTATACTGTAACAGTAGACCTAGTTGATACTATTGGAGAGAAAAGAGATATTCCTATTGTTTTAAATTCCATTACCACTAGTGATGATTATGAGAGTGACTTCTCAACTAGAAGGGCATTGATTTATACTATGAGATTTACTGCTAAGACATACTTCTTTGGACCAGTCAACACAGATGTATCCAAGGATATCATCAAGAAAGCTTCTATTGGATATGTTGCTGGTGGCAAGACAACTACTCCAACTAGGGAAGTTACTTACAGTGTAGTTCCTAGAGCAACCAAAGCATATGGTGATACAGTCACTACCAACTTGAAAGAAAATATAGATGATAGTATTGCTATTATCAATGTAAATAGTGCTAGTGGTATAGAAGCAACCAATTACATATACATAGATCAGGAGGAAATGTATGTCGAATCCATTTCTGGAACAGCACTAACTGTTAGAAGGGGTCAAGATAATACTGCTGCTACTGACCATGTAAATGGAGCAGAAGTTAAAGTTATCACAACCACAGATAATGCTGCTATAGAATTTGGAGATGACTTTGGTTTTGATGGAACTATCTAATGACTAAAAACTTTGAAGAATTAAATGATGCTTTTAATGTTTCTGCGGATGTAGTAACTACAGAACCTGCTGAAGTTGGTATAACTAAACCAGAGAAGCATGATAGAAGTGATATTGAAAGAGACTATGATTATACTAGAGGAAATCTTTACAGTATCATAGAGAAGGGTCAAGAAGCAATTGATGGTATTCTTGAACTTGCTCAAGAAAGTGAAATGCCTAGAGCATATGAAGTAGCAGGTCAGTTAATTAAGAGTGTTTCTGATGCTACTGATAAGTTAATGGACTTACAGAAGAAGTTAAAGGATGTAGAAGAAGAGAAGGTATCTAAAGGACCATCTACTGTTAATAATTCATTGTTTGTGGGTTCAACTGCTGACTTAGCAAAGATGTTGAAGTCTGTTAATTTAGAAGATAATAAATAAAGTATAGGGAGAGAAATCCCGCAGTATTTTGATACTCATAACATGTCTGACGACTATAAAAATTTACCATCGATTGACGACTTTTCAGAAAGTTTAGAAGAACTTCCGTCAGTTGCTGAATTATTAGAAGAAGAGGATTTGCCTTCAGTAGAAGGTTATATAGAAAAAGAAGAAGAGATAGAAGAAGCAGTACAAACTATAGAAAACTCTGATGGAGAAACTTTTGCTGAAGTAAAAGATATAGTTCCTCCTTGGCCTGAGTTATTACGTTTAGTTAATGATGTTAAAGAGAGTATTCCTGAGATACCTGAGATAAAGTCATATGATAATGAACTACAAGAACTTCTAACTCAGATAGAGCAAGTAAGAGAAAACATTCCA